TCACTCCTCTCTCCGTAGGGATTACAAGAATCTCTATAACTTTGTGAAGGGTGGTAATGATTCCCTTTCTAAGATTCGTAGAGAGACAATCTTTATCCAGATTCTTGAGTCACTTCATCCAAATGAGGCAGATGTTCTTGTTCTTGTGAAGGATAAGAAACTGGAGGATAAATATGATATTAGTCTTGATGTTGTGAAGCAGGCTTATCCTGACATTGTATGGGGCAATCGTTCGTGAGTGTAGTTGCGGAGAAAGTTATGGCAGATTCTAAAACTGAAAACATAAGAAGACTGCCTCATGAATATGGATGTGAAATCCTTTTTGAAAGAGCAACTATGGTTCAAGCAAAAGATTCATCACTTCCGAACGACGCATACCTTATTTGGTATAATGTCGATGGTGAAACTTTTATGGATGTAACTCGTTGTAGAAAGAGAGTTGACCTATTTGATTTCTACTACGATAAGTATGGTCCAGGATCAGTTCGTAAGATTGATTTTGGATACGGAAGAGTAAACCCTAAACTGTGGGGATATAAAGCACCAGAGAAAAAGAAAAAAAGATGAGTGAAGGATTTAGTGAAGAAAAGATTGAAGTAGCAATCAATAAAGACGAAGTAAAAAATCTTCTTAAAAAGTATAAGAAGGTTAAAAAATATATGCGGTCTCCAGTGTTCACTGTCAAAAAGTTAGATGGAACTGAGAAGATTGTCAGTGAACTTCTGAAGGACGTGGAGAATGGGTAAGCATTATCTTCTCAACCTTTATGGTTGTTCCTTTGTCCTTTTGGATGATGAGAAATATCTTATTGACTTATTAGAGAATGCTGCTGTTGCTAGTGGAGCTACTGTGGTTCAAACTATTTCAAAGAAGTTTGAACCACAAGGAGTCACTGTTGTTTGTCTTTTATCAGAAAGTCATATCAGTATTCATTCTTGGCCTGAAGAAGGTAAGGCTGCAGTAGATGTTTATACATGTGGTGATTGCAACCCTAAGATTGGTTGTGATATCATCATTCAACAACTTTATGCTCAAGACCATACATTGAGTTATATTGAGCGTTAACTAAATACACTATATCTGGAGAAATATATGCTCTCTACTCAATATCGTTTGCGCCTTGAAGCAATCTGTGAACGTATTGTAAAAGGTGAATCCGTAGAGTTAAGTGATATGATTTGGGCAGAGAAACTTGCCAAGTCAAATCGTTCTGCTGCAACTATTCTAAGACAGGCAAGAAGATGTGCTGCTAATCCAGAAATGACTGAAGATAGTCTTGATGGATTTATGAATGCTTTGGACTTAGGAGATCCTGATCCATCGAATCATAGAACCGGATTTAATAGTGCTGATGATATCATTGATTTCTTCACTGGAGATAAACCAGAAGATTGGAGACAAAGAGACTAATGAAATCCTTTCAAGAGTTTTTATTCGAAGAAGAGAAGTCCTCAAAGAAAACTGCGGGTTATATTAACGAACCAAAAGGCAATGAAAAGTGCTCCAACTGTAATATGTGGAGACCACCAAATGCTTGTACTGCAGTAAGTGGTAAGATTTCTCCTGATGGTTGGTGCAAGTGGCATCAATACGATAGAAAGAACCAAGATTAAGAAATAATAAAATTGGTATAACATTTTACAAAATATATGTAATATATAAATCACGTTCATCCTAAGGGACGGAAGTAGGGAAACCGAAGGAACGCACTTTACCTAAAGTAAAGGAGCAAATCCCAATGGCTAAAGTAGTATATCGTGGTGTAGAATATGATACTCAAAAGCGTCTTGAGTATCAACAACAAATGATGCAACAACCTCAACAGTACGATGAAACCTATCGTGGTGTTAAGTTTGTGAAGGAGGGTCACAAGTGAAGAAACTTAATGTTCTTCAGCTCATCAAAGAGCAGAAGCAGAAAGAAGATCGTCGTCGTAAAGCATCTCTTGCCACTCTGTTGGCATCAAAATAATATTAGAGGGGTCTTGACACCCCTCTTTTTTTTGCGTATAATTACCTTTGTGGAGGTTCAATGAGATGGACAAAGAAAAGCTTAAGTTAATCATTAGGAATCTGGAATCTCTTGTTGACTGTTTGAAGTCTGAAGTGTATTCTGATACTGATTCCTACCTAAACTACGAGGAAGTTGTTCCTCACCTAAATGACTACGACGAGATCTTTGAGGACGATGATTATGACTATGACGGTGGTGTGACTAATCATATAAATAATTCATATAGATTAGTCAACGACGATGATGGAGATGGATTATAAGATACTTGATGAGTATCCTCAATATAAAATATATCCAGATGGAAAAGTTTATTCTATTAAACTTAAAAAATATATTAATGGGCATAAAAACAAAAGGGGTTATTATGCATTTACTTTATATAACTTAGAGGGTAAAAGAAAACACAAAGGATTACATCAACTTCTTGCGATGGCATTTATCCCAAATCCTAACAATTATGAAATTGTTAGACATCTTGACGACAACAAAGATAACAATTGTCTGACAAACTTAAAGTGGGGAACAATAAAAGAAAATATAGAAGATGCTATCCGAAATAATGTTTTTAAAATACCAGATAACTCTAGAAGATGGTTGGTCAAAGTTCCTAATGGTGATACAATAGAGGTGGATAGTCTTTCTAGGTTTTGTTTAGAACATAATCTAAGTAAACAAAACTTGCATAAAACATATATGGGTGATAGAAATCATCATAAAAATTATCAATTATTGAGAATGTTATGAACGAAAACATAGAATTTGAGTTTATGAAACCAGAAGTAAAACTCATAAGTGTTACACCAGATGCAGAGAAGCATATGGCTTACTGTGCTCGTGTAAGTAATCCTGCCAACCAAGAGAATGAAAAGTTCTCTGGACTGCTCAAGTATTGTATCCAGCATCAACACTGGAGCATCTTTGAGCAGGCAAGTATGACTGTTGAGATCAATACTACTCGTGGTATTGCAGCACAAATTCTTCGACACCGTTCATTTACATATCAAGAATTTTCGCAACGGTATGCCGATGCTAATCTTTTGAATAAGACCATTCCTCTTCCGGAACTTCGTCGTCAGGATGATAAGAATCGTCAGAATTCAATTGATGATATTCCTGACTATCTTCGTCTCACTCTGACAGAAGATATCCGTGTTCATTTTGAGCACTCTCTACGACTCTACAACCGTCTTCTGGAGAAAGGTGTGGCAAAGGAGTGTGCAAGGTTCGTACTCCCCTTGGCGACCCCCACAAGACTCTATATGACCGGTTCTGTAAGGTCATGGATCCATTACATCGATCTGAGGTCTGCACACGGTACACAGAAAGAACATATGGAGATTGCAGAACTTGTTCGTTGCATCTTTACTTGCCAGTTCCCTGCGGTATCTGAAGCACTTGGTTGGACTCGTGAGGGTTGTGCTGAATGTGCGGATGCTCCATCTATTACCATCGAATAAATATCCCTATACATTATTCTTAACAATGCCAGTATATCCAGTTAAAAATCTTAAGACAGGTGATACTCAAGAACTTGTCATGTCAGTTTCTGACTATGAACAGTGGAGAAAAGATAATCCAGATTGGGACAAAGATTGGTCTCAGGGATGTGCTGGGGTCGGTGAAGTAGGTGAGTGGCAAGAAAAACTTGTCAAGAAGAATCCGGGATGGAATGAAGTTCTTCGCAAAGCTTCAAAAATGCCTGGCGCAACAGTAAAACCATTTAGTTGATTTATGGCAAGAAAAAGAGCACCGAATCCAGTACCATTTGGAATGAGCAATAGACAAATGAAACGCAAGAAGCCAATCAATCTTGATATCATGAAGACGATTGAGCCCTTGACTGATAATCAAGAGGCACTCTTCAAACAATATAAACTTCAACAGAATGTTGTTGCCTACGGTGCAGCAGGAACAGGTAAGACCTTTATCACTCTTTACAACGCACTGCGTGATGTTCTTGATGATAAGACACCTTATGAAAAAATTTATCTTGTACGTTCCCTTGTGGCGACTAGGGAGATTGGTTTTCTTCCAGGTGATCATGAGGATAAATCCTCCCTTTATCAGATTCCATATAAGAATATGGTAAAGTATATGTTCGAGATGCCTGATGATTCTGCATTTGAAATGCTTTATGGAAATCTTAAGACTCAAGGCACAATTAGTTTCTGGAGTACTTCTTTTATCCGTGGTACTACTCTGGATAATGCAATCATTATCGTTGATGAATTCCAGAACTTGAACTTCCATGAACTTGATTCGATCATTACTCGTGTTGGTGAGAACTCTAAGATCATGTTCTGTGGTGATGCAACTCAGTCTGACCTTGTGAAGACCAACGAACGTAATGGTATCGTTGACTTTATGAGAATTCTGAGAGTGATGCCTTCTATGTCTATGATTGAGTTTGGTGTAGAAGATATTGTTCGTTCAGGTCTCTGTAAGGAGTATCTCGTTGCCAAGATGGAATTGAATCTCTGATGTTTAATCACGTTGAATTGAATCTTCCTTCTCTTGAGAGGGAAATGATTGATGGAGTTCGTTATTACAAAGTTCCAGGAAAGGAAGAACTTCAGAAGTTTGTTTCTATTACATCAGTTATCAGTCACTTCAGTAAAGAAAAGTTTGCTAAGTGGCGTAAGAAAGTTGGTGATGAAGAAGCAGATCGTATTACTCGCAGAGCAACAAGTCGTGGAACAGATGCTCATACTCTGATTGAGCAGTATCTTAAGAACATGGACTGCAATTCTGATGTTCTTCCTATTTCAGAACATCTCTTTCAAATTGCAGTCCCTGCTCTCAATCGTATAAATAACATTTATGCCCTTGAGGGTTCTCTCTATAGTCAATACTTAGGTGTTGCTGGCACTGTTGATTGCATCGCAGAGTTTGATGGAGAACTTTCAATCATCGATTTTAAGACTTCTAAACAACCTAAACCACGAGAGTGGATTGATGGATACTTCGTTCAGTGTTGCGCATATGCATGTATGCTTCATGAACTTACTGGTCTTTCTGTAAAGAAGTTTGTAATTATTATGACTTGTGAGAACGGAGAAGTAGAAGTCTACGAAGAATACGACAAAGCAAAATACATTCGAATGTTAACTCAATACATCAAGAAGTTTGTTAACGATAAACTGCCTTGACGTTATTGCATCTTTGTTTTAGAATGAACAAAAGTTGAGGAAAAAGATTGTACATCACTGTGTTAGGTCAAATGGAGAATGAATTAGAAAAAGCACTAGAGAATAAGTTTTTCTGTCCTTCTCGATTTGCCCAAGAGATCGAGAATCTCGTTCAACATAATGAAGATATGAACTACATCGATGCTATCATTCACTTTTGTGAAAAGAATAGCATCGATGTTGAGTCTGTTCCTAAACTTATTTCCAAACCACTCAAAGAAAAGATTAAGTATGAGGCCATGGAGTTAAACTTCTTGAAGAAGACCTCCCGAGCACGATTGGTCTTTTGATTTCATTTTAGAGGGAAAAATTTCCCGGCAAAAAATTCCTATATTACTTTTTTTGAATGGTGCCTTTTGATACTTACAAGACCTACCTTGCCCTGAAGAATCACTTTACGAAAGATTCTTATGATTATCACAAGTATCAAGGTAAGAGTCGTGCATCTCTCCAGTCCTTTTATAAGAGAAAGGACAGGTATTGGTTTGAGAAACTATCAAGACAAAAAGAAGATAAAGAAGTTATCGATTTCTTTGTAGCAAACTTTGTTTCTTGTACCGATCCGCAGACAGTGTGGATTGGAGAGATGATTAAAGAAGGTGAGACACGATATAGGTCTTGGCAAAAAAGAATACAATCTTTGTCCTATTTGTTTAAGGAAGAGTCACAACAGTTATTTGAAAATAAATTTGAAGAAGTATTTGACTGTTCTAAAGGTCATCCACTTCTTTTAAAAAGTTTCCTGATCGGTAATATTAGCCTGGAAACACTGGTGATATACGATAAGATTTTCCTGTTCGGGAAAAACTTTGATAAGAAACTAAAAGATCCTGTGTGGGAAACCGTCAGTTTAAAAATGAAGAAGTATTCTCCGTTCCTACATATTGATGTATTCCATTACAAAAAAATACTTAAGCAAGTTGTTGGAGGAACATGAGTTTTTTTGATTCTGAACTTGTTCGTGCTGAGATGTCTGAGATTTCTGCACTACAAGAAGATGTATATAGAAATGTATTTGAGTTTCCTCGTATGAATAAAGAGGAAAAGTTATTTCATGTTTCTCTTCTGGAGAAACTTTTGAATAAACAACAAGTTCTTTATACTCGTCTGAAACTTTCTGACGATCCTGAGGCAATTCAGATGAAAGAAAGAATTAAAGACTCTGCACAGATGATGGGACTCCCTCCTCATGTGGATATGAATGTCATATTCAACAACATGACTCAACTGCTTGAGACCATGAAGGAACGTATTGACAAGACAGGTTCCGACCTGTAGACTGATGGGGTACACAAAGGCCAAATCCAAACAATCCGAGGTAATCTAATGTCTTTTGAAAATCTGAAAAAGCAATCCAAACTGGGTTCTCTCACTGAGAAACTGGTGAAGGAAGTAGAGAAAATGAGCACCAGTGGTGGTGGTGCTGACGAACGTTTCTGGAAACCAGAAATGGATAAGACTGGTGTTGGTTCCGCAATCATTCGTTTCCTTCCTGCACCTGAAGGTGAAGAACTTCCATGGGTCAAAATGTATGCACACGCATTCCAAGGTCATGGTGGTTGGTACATTGAAAATTCTCTGACTACGATTGGTCAGAAGGATCCTGTTTCTGAGTATAACCGTGAACTCTGGAACAGTGGTAGTGATAAGGATAAAGAAACTGTTCGTAAGCAGAAGCGTAAACTGTCTTACTACAGCAACATCTATGTGGTAAAAGATCCTGCACATCCTGAAAACGAAGGTAAAGTTTTCCTGTTCAAGTTCGGTAAGAAGATCTTTGATAAGATCCTGAATGCAATGCAACCAGAATTTGAAGATGAAGAACCCATCAATCCCTTTGACTTCTGGGGTGGTGCAAACTTCCGTCTGAAGATTCGTAAGGTTGAAGGTTATTGGAACTACGATAAGTCTGAGTTCGATTCTCCTTCTCCTCTCTTTGATGACGACGATGCTCTCGAAGCACTGTGGAAGAAAGAGTATTCTCTTTCTGCTATTGTTGCTCCCGATCAGTTCAAGTCTTATGAGGATCTTGAGAAGCGTCTGAAGTATGTTCTGGGTCAGAAGTCTGCTCGTGCTGCTGTTCAAGAGCAAGAGGATGAGTATGGTTCTTATGAACAAACTCCTTCTAAGGAAGAGAATGTGATTGCGGAACTGGAGCAATCCTTTGCTCGCAGTAAGTCACCTTCACTCCCTAAGATTGAAACATCTGATGAGGATGAAGATGATGCTCTGAGTTATTTCCAGCGTCTTGCTGAAGAATGATCATTCAAATAATCTAATATTTTCTCCTCTCTTTAAGGTGGTGTTCACAAACTGATCACCACCTTTTTTATATGGCATTAATTCATCGATGTCATTAAATATTACATTCAAATATTTTGGTTTAAGAGTAAAGACATTTCTTTTGTTTTCCTGAATTTGAAATTCATATTCATGATTTGTTACTGAAATTATGAATGAATTTGAAGGAACATAAACTGAGTATCCAAGTCCAGCATCCCAATATTCATAGTAATAAGAGTTTGCGGTAATTGAAGAAGTTTCTGGAATTGAAAATAATACTTCTTCTTTTCTTGGGTCAGATAATATAGGTAATGCAACATTTGGTGTAAATGGAAGTTCGTATCTAAATCCGGTTACATTTTCTCCATTCTGAGCAAGAATTTCTGTTATGATTTGTTTTCCATTATACTGATTTTCTGATACATTATTAATTGAAATTTGATCTCCTACCTCTAATCCAGGGATACCATTTACAAGGTAGACAGTGACTGTCGATGATGGATTTATAGAATCTCCAGAAGAAATAACTGCTATTTGAGAGTTGATAATTTCTATAAAATTACCATTTGTTTTCCAAGTTGGAGAGATTCTAAGACCACTTCTTAAAACAATTCTTCCAAAAGAATCACGAATCTCTTTAGTTTCATAATGATGAATACCTGAATATAGATTTTCGTATGAACCATATTTTTCTAGCATCACTTGATCAAATGTATTTTGGGTCATTGGCCATTCTGTTTGAATATTCAGAATATTATTTGAAAGAAGAACAACCCAATCTAATGTAGAATCTCCATAGAGTTTATATGCAACATTATCAGGTCTTTCATCTCCAATAATTTTATACTTGGTAAAATAATTGAGATCACCGAAAATTTCTTCGTTTAATTTTCCTCTTTTAAAAAGATTTTTGACAGCAACATAATCTGATATGTTTTGTTCATCAGAATTTCTACTGACATATTCGAAGTTAGGAACTTGTCTGAAGTAAGGTCTTGCCATTTTTAGTAACCCATATCGTCGGAGTTGTCGTAATTATTAGAATATATTGGAGTGAGTTCTGAAAATTGCATCGTAACTCCGTAAGATGTCATGGATCCATCTTTATATGTCATATAACTTCCATCAGGAGTGTACTCAACATTAAAATTTGTGAGAGCACACTTTTTAATTTTATTTAAAAATGGATGTTGATTACCTCCAGCATAAACATAAGTTAATTTAAAAATATTTGGTGTTTCCAAGAACAATCCAGAATTACTTCTCTGAACTGCCATATTTTTTTTAAAGTGTTTTATGATAGATCTTATTACTCTTGCTTCATCGGAATCTCTTGGTGTAAATGTATAGTTATAATTAAAGGTTCTGAGTAGTGGTCCTCTGAAAAGTAATTCTAAGTTTGGATTTATTACTTTACCTGTAGCACGAGTGAAGATATTTGCTCCTACTGCTTGCCCTGCAAAGTATGCTTTGATATCAGTTTCCGTAATATCACCTAATAAACCTGCTGTTGCACCTTTTAATGCATTTAGTACATTCTCGCCAGCACCCTGAAGGTTTAATTCTGATAATGGACCCATAGCACCATATGCTACTCTCCCTAATGCTAACTGAATTGGATTCAATGTATCCGAACCCCAGTCTACAGAATTACTATCTGATATTCCAGGTTGCATAGGAAGAGCAATATCTGGAGCATCGACTTTAGTTGATGCTACATCGTCAACATCACCCAAATCAAATCCAGTTTGTCCAAATAAAGATGTTGATGGTGTTCTTTTGTATGTGCTTATCAGTAGGTAATCATAACCTCCAGTGTTATTTGCAGGATATCTTAAAATTCCCGATGGAGTATTGGTAGTTGTAGGTAATGCATTTGGATCTTCATTTTGAATTAAAACTCCACCATTAAATTGAACAGTCTCATCAATTCCTACATTAGGATTTTCTCCACCAATAGATTCGTTAATTGTATTCCAATATATTGGATCATTTACTAAAGAACCCATCCACTGATCTGGAGCACCTAATTGCTCATATTCACCTTTGCTATAGAAATTTACATAGTTTATTGAACCATCATCATTGACATGTCCAGATTGAACAGCATTTTCCAATTCACCTTGACCGAAAGGAATAATTGGAACTTTTATTACTGTTGAGTAATCATTTTCACCAAAAGTTGTCTGGAACGTTCCAGCACCATAAATGTTATCGACTAAAGTATATGGATTGCTTTTGGTCATCAGACACTTTTTAGTTATTTAGTTCTAATTTTCCCATAAGGTAATGAACGAAGATAATCAATCTCATTTTGTTTGATATGGTGAAGTGCTCCAGCAACTTCTTGCCAGGTATAGTTCCTCATCATTCTCCAGTGATAATTAAATCCTCTAAATCCCCATCGTTGAACTTCAGTCACTGCAACTAATGGGTGTTCATCGTATCTAATCTCTGGAGTCTTTGGGATGTATATGAAGGTATAATAGTTTCCTGGGTCTGGAACATATTCAATATCTCTAAAGACTTCCATAATGCTCATCATAATCAGGTCAGCGTCTTCTGAACCATCAAGTTTTCTTTTTAGTTGAGATACTCTTGCTGATTGTTTTTGAACACTCTGACCGAAACCTTGTGCCATTAACCGATACCTAATTCGTTTTCTGTGATGATACGGAACTCAAGCATTCTATCTGCACACCATTCTTTTGCTGCCTTCCACTTTGCTTCATTCACAGCATAAGTTTTGACTTCATTAATATAAGTCCTTGTTCTCTTTTTACTTGACTGTACAGGTGGCATCGTCTGTCTTTTGGGTTTAATTTCAATCACGTACTTTTTAATCTCTCCAGATTGTTCACGAACTTTGATAATAAAATCTGGAAAGTATCTTCTGACTCTACTTGTTGTTGGATCAAAGTATGGAATAAAGAATTCTTCAGAACCCCACTCCAAAATGCTTTCATTTAAATCACACCATCGACAAAATTTGCGTTCCCAACTACTACGACAGATGATATTATTGGGATCTCCTTTATATTTTTTTGGATACTCAGGTTTATAACGACTCTTAATGCTCTCTGCCATTATACATAATATATCGGTAAAAGTATTTATAGATGGCAGGTATCCGCCCAGAAAAACTAACAATAAGTGATATCAAATCAAGGTTACTTAACCTTTCTCAGACTTCTTTATATCGCCTAACTCTTCCCGTTCCCCCAGAAGTTTCATCGTTTATATCTCAGAGAGGTGTTTATCCTATTGATGTAAACGAAATATCTCTTCTATGCTCAGAGGCAAATCTTCCTGGATCAACATTAGCAACTCATGATGTTACTAATGATTATCATGGTGTAAGTGAGAAGATGGTTTATCGTAGATTATATGATGAAACTGCTGACATGACATTTTATGTAGATAGAGAATATAAAGTCATAGAATTTTTTGAAAGTTGGATGGATTATATTACTGGTGTTGGAAGTGCATTTACTCGTCAGGAATTTCAAGGTCCGTATGTTCATCACAGGATGGCATATGCAAATGACTATAAAGGAAATTTTTATTTGACTAAGTTTGAAAAGGATCATCATTTTAATGGTTCAACAAGAACACTTGACTATACTTTTGTGCAAGGATTTCCTATCAGTATCACATCTATGCCAGTGTCATATGATGAAAGTCAAATTTTAAAATGCAATATTTCATTTTCTTTCATTAGATATACTGTAAGTAGAGGACTTGATCCTGTTTCTAGAATTTCGGAACCAGTTCTTACAACACCACCAGGAATTCCTAAACCACCAATAGTAAATCAAGTGGAAACATTCCCTCCAGTAGTTCCATTTAATCCTGTTATAAGGGATATAAATGGTCAACCATTCCCTCTTGGTGAAGGTATACCTGGATTGACTGGTGTTCTGAATCCTGGCGTGGCATGATAAATATCATTACTGAAACTTCTATAGGTTATTATGCCTTTACCTACAATTGCAACGCCAACTTACGAACTTGAGTTGCCATCTACAGGAAAACAGATTAAGTACAGACCTTTCTTAGTTAAGGAAGAAAAACTTCTTGTTCTTGCACTTGAGACAGAAGATACGAAAGAAATCTCAAATGCAATCAAAGCAGTATTGAAGAACTGCATTCAAACAAAAGGTATCAAAGTAGAAT